TAATTATATCCATAAGAGCATCTCCTTTTTGTATATTATTAACTGGTTTTGTCACCTATATAATATCATATTTGGAATGCTCTTATTTTATTTTTAATTATTTTCCCCAATCTAATTTTACACTAACGCTGGGATATGCTTATGAAGGAGCATTTAGTTATAGAAAGTCAGATAGCAACTATAATAAAGCAATAGATTTATTATTCACTGAATATGCAGCGGGAAGAATACCGGATGTATCTATTGTGGGAAAAGCATTTAATAGAACAACTGGAAAAACTCAAAGAATAAAAGTATCAGGAATCACTTTTGATGAACTTACTTTACAATCTTGGGAAGAGAGAGCAGTGGGGGAAATTGAAATGCCATTTAAAGCTAGTAAAGTAGAAATATTACAATAGTACAGAATTAAAACATAATTTAAGTGCCTTAGAACTCAATCTAGGGCACTTATTATTTTACAAATAAAGGGAGTGGTGTATATGGCTAAACAAGCGACTTTGGCAGATATTATAGCTAAAAGAAAACAAGGTAAAATGGATAAATTACAAGTTAAGAGTTACTATTCAGAAACTTTAGATATGGGTATTGAAATCAGAAAAATACCACTGGGGCAATACATGGATATAGTAGAAAATCTAGAAGAGGAAAACAGTATAAATGGTATGAATAAACTGATATACGAATGTTGTCCACTTTTTAGGGAAGATGCTAAAGAGGCAATGGAAGTTTATGAAGTAGCAGAGCCTACAGATTTACCGAGTGCAGTTTTAGAAGATCAACTGAACGAAATGAAAGATATAGTTGAAATTATAAATTCATTTTATGGTATAGACAAAATAGATAGTGAAATAAAAAACTAATAAGAGATGATGGAGAGTTTAATATGTATGCTTATTACTTGAATAAAGGGCATGCACTAGATTCTTTGTTATCTCTTTCTTATGTGGAAAAAATATTTTATGTGGAATCTATGATGTACAACATAGAGCAAGAAAATGAAAAAACCAAAGCTATGTTTGGGAAGTAGGTGAAAAAATGGCGAGTAAAAAAATAGCTACTATTCTATCTCTAAAAGATAAAATGTCAAGTCCTTTGACAAAAGTTTCTAACAATGTAACTAAAGTAACTAGAGAAATGAAGAAATCGCAAAATCAAATAAATAAATGGGGCAAAAGTGCAGTAAAATCTATCGATAATGTGATCAAGAAAGCCGCTAAAATTGGAGCAACGGCAATTGGCGCAGGTGCTGTTGCGGGTACAGCCGTGTTAATCAAACAAACAGATATCTACACAGGAATACAAGCTAGATTGGGTTTGGTTGCAGATAAACAGAATTCAATAAAGAGTTTGAATGATAAAATATTCAAAAGTGCGAACAACGCGAGGATACCTTATGAAGATATTGCAAATAGTGTAGGTAAGTTAGGGATCAACGCAAAAGATGCGTTTAGTGGTACTGATGAAATCCTGAAATTCAGTGAGTTGTTAGCAAAGAGTTTCAAAATATCAGGGGCAAGTACGGAGGAACAAGAGTCGGCTATGCACCAATTAACACAAGCTATGGCTAGTGGTAGATTACAGGGTGATGAATTTGTTTCGATTATGGAAAACGCACCTGGAATAGCACAAGCTATAGCAAAAGAGATGGGTGTGGGTGTTGGAGAACTGAAAGCAATGAGTTCAGAAGGGAAAATAACTTCTGATGTTATAAAAAAGGCGATGTTCGGTAGTGCCGATGATATTAATAAGAAGTTTGCTAGTATTCCTATGACTTTTGGAGAAATGTCAATTAAATTAAAAAACCTAATAAATAAGAACTTTCAACCAGTTATGAAAGACTTGTCTAAATGGTTGAACTCGTCTAGTGTACAAGCCAGTATAGAAAATATGGTTAAGTCCTTTGTAGACAAAATACCAAAGGCTATAAATTTTGTAAAAGAATTGATAACTAAGGTTCAGGAATTATTTAATTTTGTAAAGAAATATGAGCAAATTATAACGACTTTAGTGGTATTTATAGGGGCAATTTATACTGTCATAAAAGTAATAGGAGTTATGAAAGTAGCACTAGTTGCTTTAAATACTATATGGTTATTGTTCAACGGAACACTAGCTATAACACCGCTAGGTTGGATAATTCTAGCAATAGGTGCAGTAGTCGCAGCAGGATATCTATTATATAGAAATTGGGATAAGATCAAAGAAAAAGCAAAAGAATTAGGTGTTAATTTTGGAGAATTAAAAGACAAATATATAACTCCAGTAATAGAAGTTTTAAAAAACTTTGGCAAAATACTTTGGGATATGGTACTTCAAATAGTGGAATCATTTAAACCACTGATTGAAACTTTTAAGACTATTTTCAATCAAATTAAAGATGTTGTGATTCAACTGATACCTATATTAATGCCGATAGTAGCCTTTATTGCAGGTGTATTTATTGTAAAAATAGTGTATGGATTCATGTTATTAGCGAATCAAGTTAAAGCGGTAATATCAACTATAGCAGGTGTTCTAAATGGACTACTAAGAATCTTATCAGGTGTAATTGACTTTGTTGTAGGAGTGTTCACAGGTAACTGGTCAATGGCTTGGGAAGGTGTAAAGTCTATATTTGGTGGGTTTGTAGATATACTTCAGTCACTATGGGAAGGTTTGGTAGGACTTCTTACCGCACCAGTTGACGCAGTTGTAGGTATATTAGATGCAGTATTTAAAGAGAAGGTAGCTGGTGTCAAGAAGTTGTGGGAAGGCTTGAAAACATTCTTGAAAAATCCAATTGAAGGTGTTGTTAATTTATTTAGAAGAGATAAAGGTGGAGATGTTGATGGCTCGCATAGAACAGGGCTTCCACGTGTACCCTGGGATGGGTATATTGCTGAATTGCACAAAGGTGAAACAGTCTTAACCAAAGATGAAGCTGATGATTATTATGGTGGAAAGCCACCTGATAAACCGGGATCAAAACCACCGACTAATAATAGTGGGGGTGGAATGGCTGTAAGTGTAGTTATACAGGGGAATGTGATAGGCAATAAACAATTTGCAGATGAAGTAGGATCTACAGTTTATAAGAAGGTTAAATTAGCATTAGACAATATCTAGGAGGTGGTAGAGTGGCTCGTAGTATAATATTTAGTGCAGAAAACAATAAAGAAGTTATGGTACTTCCAATAGTGCCTGAAATTTCTTTAGATAAAGCTCAGAAAAATGAAAGGTTTGAAACAATAAATAATGGTACTTTAAATATTCCAGGGGATTTAGATCTCATCGAGTGGTCTATCGCTTCTGTATTTCCTAGCACTAAATACCATTGGTTAAGATCAGGAAGTATCGCAGATCCATATAAGTATATAGCTTTTTTCGATAAATGGAGAAAATTAAAGAAACCTGTAAGGTTCATTGTAAGCAAGGAAGATGGCAGTGCCTGGTTCAATAGATTAGTATTAGTAGATAGTTTTAACTACAATACTATGGGAAATGGAGATATAAGCTACTCTCTAGAATTGAGTGAGAACAGATGACATATAAATTAAATTTAATTAAAAATAATGGATTTAGAAAATCATTAACCCCTATAAGTGGTAATCTAAGTTGGAAAGATAGTATTGATACACTAGGTATGGAGTTGTCTTTTGATATTGCTAGAAGAGATGATAAAGTTGAAATAGGCGATAAGATTATAATGTATTCTAACAACAAAGAAATATTCAGAGGTATTATAGTGGACTTAGGCACCGAAATATACACAAAATCAATAACGGCTTTTGATTATGCTTTTTATCTAAATAAATCTAAAACTATTGTACAGTTTAATAAAACAAGAGCAGATAATGCTATAAGAACATTATGTAGTAAATTCAACATACCTATAGGTCGAATAGTTGGCATATCTACACCTATAGCTAAGATATATAAAGATGATACTATATCAGATATTATAAAAGATATATTAGATCAAGCTACAAGTACATTAGGCATAAAATATAGATTAGAAATGCGTGAAGGTAAATTATTTATAGAAAGATATACTGAACTAATAGTTAAACCTATCTTTAAGTCTTTAAATCTAGATGTATTAAAAAATATAGGTGGAATAAGTAAAAGCGAATCTATATCAGATATGAAAAATAGTATTCTAATATCTAGTGGAGATGAGAAGAGTTCAAGAGTAGTCGCTACAGCCAAAGATAATAAAAATATATCTAAATTTGGACTTCTGCAAGATGTTGAATCAGTAGATGATAAAGATATAGCAAAAGCTAAAAACATAGCTAAAAATAAGTTGAAAGAATTAAATAAAATAGGTGAAGATATTAGCCTTGGACCTTTGCTAGGTGATGATAGAGTAAGAGCTGGAAGAATATTAGAGTTAGATAATAATTTATTTGGATTAAAGGGTAAGTATCTAGTCAAAGATTGTACTCATAACTATCATAATAGTATTCATACCATGAATGTAACTATAGAGAAGGTGATTTAATGTGGGATGTTGGGTTGGCTAGTATGTTTAAAGAAAGAGATAATAAAGGTAAAACAGGGCCTTGTATTGGCCTTGTAATGAACGTAACTCCTTTAAAGATAAGTATACTCAATGGAGAGGTAACACTCCAAGGAGAACATCTTTATATGGCTGATAATTTAATATTAAAACAAGGTGATGAAGTCTTTATAATTCCAACTGAGTCTGAACAAACCTTCTTTATTACAAATAAAGCAAAAAAGGTAGGTGGTTAAATGTTTCCTGAGCTGGAATTAGATGATCTAGTGCAAGAAGAACTTGAAAATGAAGAGAAAACAGAACAAGGAATCACTTATCTTTATGACTTTAAAAAAGGTGATTTTGTAATGAAAGATGGAAGGTTAGTCATAGTAGAGGGTAAAGAAGGTATAAAAATATGGATTGAGAAACTTCTTTTAACAGAAGAATTTAAGTTTGAAATATATAAAGAAAACAATAGTGAAAATGAATATGGAACTACTATAAAAAGATTAATTCAAGGAAGGAAGATCCCTCAACTATTATTGCAATCTGAATTAAAAAGAATTATAGAAGAAAAGCTAGTAGAGCATATCGAAATAGATAGAGTAGAAAATTTTAATACAAAGCAAGAAATGACAACCCTTATAATATCTTTTACTGTAGTCTTGAAGGATGGAGATACCTTTATCCAGGAGGTGAATTTTTAATTGAACGAAATACACGAGAGAATTTTAAATAACATAGACAATAAATATGATAAGACCAAAGGGTCTTTTTTTTATGATGCTACTGCACCAGTTTCGATAGAATTAGAAAATCAAAACAATAAAATAAAAGAAGTAGGAAACAAATTTGATGTAGAAAATTTATCAGGAATAGAATTAGAAAAATATATTAATCAAAGAACTGGAATAAGTAGAAAACAAGCAACCTATGCTGCTACTATAGCAACTATAACAGGGCAAGAAGGGTCTTTAATAAGTAAAGGTGATTTAGTATCAAGTGATACAGTAAACTTCATTATACAAGAGAATAAGACCATAGGTTTATCAGGGCAAGTAAATGTATTATTAGAATGTGAACTACCAGGAAGCGTAGGAAACGTACCACAAGGTTCTATAAAATATTTTCCTATAAGTATTCCAGGATTGACAAGTGTAATAAATAATAATTCAGTTACAAATGGATTTAATGCTGAATCAGATGAAAACTTACTAAGTAGATATTATGAAACGATTAGAACACCTTCAACAAGTGGAAACAAATACCACTATATGAATTGGGCGAAGGAAATAGTAGGGGTTGGAGATGCTAGGGTGTTTAGTCTGTGGGCAGGTGATAACACTGTAAAAGTTGTTATTACAGACTCCAACAAACAGACTGCAAGTGAGGAATTAGTGTTAGAAGTACAAAACTATATAGACCCTAATACAACTGGTACTGGGGAAGGTCAAGCACCTATAGGGGCATTTTGTACTGTAGTATCAGCGATTAAAAAAGACATAAATATATCATTTACAGTTACTAAAGATATAAATTACACACTTGAACAAATAAAGACAAATGTTAGCAATAGTATAGCTGAGTATCTGAAATCTATAGCATTTAAAGAAGATACAGTAAGCTATGCAAGAATAGGGTCATTAATCTTATCAAGTGGTGGGGTTTTAGATTATCAAGCGTTAAAAGTCAATCTAGGAACTTCTAACATACAAGTGCTAGATACAGATGTAGCAATATTAGGTGAGGTGGTAGTAAGTGAATAGATTAATAAATAAACTACCCATTTATGAACGAAATTCTAAAGTATTTCAAGAGTTGATGAAAGCCGAAGAATTAGAACTTGATAAAATTGAGTTAGATATTGAAGATTTAAAAAAACAATTATTTATAGACACTGCTACTTGGGGACTAGATCTATATGAAAAAGAATTAAAAATACCAATTGATTTAAGTAAAGACTTAGAAGAACGTAGAGGAGTCATAAGGTCTAAGTGGCGCGGGACTGGTAAAGTAGATAAATATTTAATAAAAAGAGTAGTTGATGCTTACACAAATGGAAATGTAGATGTAAGTTTTAACGGAAAGATAGTAATAAAATTCACTGGAATATATGGAATACCTACTAATTTAAATGATGTCTACAAGAGTTTAGAAGATGTATCTCCAGCTCACTTAGATATAATATATGAATTTATGTATCTATATATAAAAGATATACACGAAGTTATGACAATAGAAGAATTAGAAAATACAACACTTGATAAGTTTGCATTTTAAGGAGTGAGAAAAATGGCAGATAATACACCTTTTTTAGATTTGTATAAGAAGAACCCAATAACAGATAGGAATGATACGTTTAATATAAAGACTATGTTAAATGATAACTGGGACAAAATAGATATTAAAACAAAAGAAATAGATCAAACTAAAGTAGACAAAGTAATAGGTAAAGGATTATCTACAAATGATTATACAAAGTTAGAAAAAGAGGAAGTTGCGAAAATAAAAAACCTAGCAAGTATACATGAATTAGCTTTACTTGAAGATGAAATTAGGACGCATTTGGCAGAAAGTATGCCTCATAAATTTATAGATGGAGCAAAAACTTACAAGTGGGGTTTTAGGACTAAGAACGGAGTAGCACAATTTATTTATGAGGAGGTAATATAGATGGCGATACAAGAATTGAATTTAGCAACAAAAGAACTACAAGAGCAGATTTTAAATAAGCCTTCTGGCGGTGGCATGAGTAAACGAGTATTTTTAAATAATGATACGTGGATTGTGCCTGATGGAGTTACTGAAATCTTTGTTACAGCATGCGGAGGAGGAGGTGGTGGTGGTGCCTCCGGGTCATCTTCAGGGTCAGGGACTGGTGTTGGAGGAGGAGGGGGTGGTGCCTCGGCCATTATCAGTGAGCCATATAATGTAACCCCAGGGGCCTCGGTCAGTATAGTTGTCGGGAAAGGTGGAGCTGGGGGGGAATACCAATCCGGGAATGCTGGGTCAGCAACCATAATAGGTGAGATTGTCACTCTTAGTGGAGGAGGAGGTGGTGGAAAAGGAGGGGTAAATTCCTCTAACTCTGGCACCCCAGGGGAATCCGGTGGAAAAGGAGGTGGAAAAGGAGGTGGTGGAAATAATTCTAGTAGAGTAAAAGCAGGGGATGGTATTGGTGGCTACGGTGGTGTTGGGAATTGCGCAGGAGGGGGAAGTCTTGGTGGTGGTGGAGCCGGATGGACAGGTACAGGTCTGTCGTCCGGTGGCTCTAGTATGTTTATGAATGGCCAAGATGCACGTCTTCCCTCTTCTGGTGATGCCAATGGGAGTCTTGGTGGTGGTGGTAGTGGCGACAGTGGTAGAGGTGGAGACGGGATCGTTATTATAGAATAGATAGTTGCAGAATAGAGTTTTGAAATTATCTAAGGTTATCCACAAAGGGAAATTTAATTCAATAAATAAATATGCTCGTTAATTTTGGAGAATCTAGTTATACACAGAAAAAGGGCATAGAAA